GACGATGTCGAGGTCTGGCCGGTGATGATCACCTCGCGGACGATGGCGAACATGAGCTCCAACACGGTGCTCACCTTCACCGCTTCCTGTGCGGTGATGGAGGAGCCGGCCGAGGACGCTGTCGTCGCTGCGTAGACATATGTCTGGGATAGCATCTGATCAAGTTCCTCCTCCCAGGAAAGTGGTCAGATGCCCAGTCAGAGTGCCAAGACAGCAGAGTCGCGACAGAAGCAGTCGGACGCCTCCAAGCGTGCCACCCTCGATCAGCTGGTCAACAAGCCGCGTTCCACCACCGAGTTCACCCTCTTCCTCGGCGATGGCAACGGCGGCACCACTGAGGTCACCCTGAAGTACCAGGCCATCGGGATGCGCGCCTACGACAAGCTGGTCTCCAAGCACCCGCCCAAGCCCGAGCAGCGGGCCGAGGGCTCCTCCTTCGACATCGACACCTTCGCGCCGGCGCTGATCGCCGCCTGCTCGGTGGAGCCGGAGATCACCACCGCCGACGCCAAGGCCATCTGGGACTCCGAGGACTGGTCTCGCGGGGACGTGATGGTGCTGTTCCGCAACGCCGTCGAGCTGAACAACCGGGGGCTGGACATCCCTTTCAGCGTGAACGGCTGAGGAAGGACGCCAACTTCAACCTGGAGATGTCCTACTGCTTCGAGCACGGCATCCCGCACTCGAAGTTCCTGAGCTGGGACGCTGAGGACCGGGCCAAGACCATGGCCTATGCACTGGAGTCCGCACAGCGCTGCAGCATGTGCGGAACAGCCCCCTGGGAGTGGGAGGAGAACAAGTTCGCCTACACCGCGATGGACGAGTTCTGTCGTGGCTGCTATCAGAAGTCTGTCTTCTCTGACACGCAGGGGTCGTCACTGCCGGGTACCAATGTCAAACTGGTGCCCACAACACCACGGCTCACAGCTCAGATGGCGCTGAAGGCGAAGAAGCACCGCAGGCTGTCAATGGACTAGGACGAGCATGACGGCACAGCCGGTCGAAGCCAATGTCGTACTGACCTCAGACAACAGTCAGTACGACCAGGCGATGCTCCAATCCGCCGGCTCCACCAACAACCTCGGGGCAGCCGTCGACTCCCTCGGCAAGAAGATCAGCGGGCTCACCAAGAGCGCCGGTAAGGGCCTGATCGGCATCGCCGCTGCCGATGTCGCGATGATCACCGCGGCCACCGCCGCCTGGTCCAGCTACGAGAAGCAGATGTCCCGGCTGGCCTCCCAGGCTGCGATCCGGACCAGGTCCCAGGTGGGCGAGCAGAAGCTGATGGCCGACTACACCAAGTCGGTCAAGACGCTGCGCCAGGAGTACGGCACCTCCACCGCTGAGGCAGCCAAGCTGGTCGAGACCCTCTCCAAGATGACCGACACCAGGTCATCGCGCCGGCTGAACGACCTGAGCAAGGTCTTCACCGACATGTCGGTGGCCACCGGTGAGAGCTCGGAGGGCCTGGCCTCCTCGCTGGGCAACCTGCAGAAGGTGATGGGCGGGGAAGTCAGCGACCGCAACACCCGCAAGTACGCGGACATGTTCACCTACCTGTCGGCGCAGACCAACACCACCGCCGCCTCGCTGATCGACTTCACCGCCCAGCTCGCTCCGCTGGGTGAGCAGATGGGGATGAACCAGAAGGAGCTGGCCGGCTTCGCGACCGCCTTCACCAAGGCGGGCCAGGAGGGGTACACCGCAGCCAACGTCTTCACCAAGATCTCCAGCGACATCACCAAGTCGATCGCCACCGGATCCCCGGAGATCAAGAAGTACGCGAACCTGATCGGGGTCACCGCCAACGAGTTCAAGGGCATGGACGCCGGCGAGCAGATGCTCCAGGTCCTGGAGGCGCTGCAGCGGCTGGGCCCCAAGGCGTCCGCGGAGCTGCAGCGGCTGGGCATCGGGGACGGCGCTCGGTCGATGCGGGCGATCACCGGTGTGCTGAAGGAGGCTGGTGGCCCTCGTGCTGCCCTGGGGATGGCCGAGGCGGGCTATGAGTCCGGTGCCGCCGCCGAGGGCGCTAGCAAGGGCATGCAGGGTCTCTCGGACGACTTCCAGAAGCTCCGCGAGGAGATGAAGCGGACCGCCGAGGCGATGGGCACCCTGGTCGGGCCGATGGTGGGCATGTTCGTCCGCGGCATGACTGAGGTCCAGAAGGTAGTCACCGACATCGCTGAGGGGCCGCTGGGCTCCTTCGTCCAGGTGATCATGGCGGTGATGGCTCCGCTCGGTGCCGGCACCGGTGCGCTGCTGCTCTTCGCCGGAGCCCTGATGAAGGTGGCTGCTGCCTTCGCGGTCTGGCGCAACAGCATGTCCCTGGGCATCAGGGAGGGCGCTAGGGGCGGGGCCGGTATCACCCAGGGGGCGGACGGCGGTTTCATCGCGCGTGGAGAGGGCAGACTCGGTGCCCGAGGTGCGCAGATCGCCGAGCGTGGCTCCTGGCTGCAGCGTGGGCTCTACAACGTCGGCCAACCAGTGGGCGCTGCCGTGGGTGGTGGAGCCGGCTTCCTGGCTGAATCCTGGCGACAGGGGCGCGAGCGCTTCGACCCGAACTACGAGCGGGGCCCGGCACGAGGTGCGATGTCCTATCTCGCCGGTGGTGTCGGTCGCGGCCTGAACTGGGCGGTCACTCCGCAGTTCGACCAGATGGGCTACCGCGATCCCACCAAGCGCACCCCGATGCTGGAGCAGCTGTCCCCCTGGTCACGCGAGCGCAGGGAGCTGCGTCGGCACGAGGGGATGGAGGCACTGGCCACCCAGCAGCTGACGCGGAACCAGCTGGCGCAACAGTTCACCTCCACTCTCGGTCTGATGGGGATGACCCCGGAGGAGAAGAAGAACAAGCAGGAGCAGCTGAAGGTCGCCGAAGCCGAGATCAAGTCGCGGCTGGCCTCCTCCCAGGCCGCTGCGCAGACGGTCCAGGCGGACATCGACAAGACCGTCGCAGCCCGGAACCTGAACCGGGAGACGAACAACACCACCACCGGGATGCGCAAGCTAGGCCAGGGCCTCTTCGGTGTCAGCGTGGGTGTCACCCGTGCCGCCGGCGGCGGAATGATGGCTGGGGGTCGGATGCTCGCCGGGTCGCGGGCTGCGATGCCTGCCCTCGGCATGATGGGTGCCGTCGGCATGGAGGCGGCGGGCATCGACAACAACATGCTGATGCTGGGCGCGATGGGAGCCAGCTTCGGTGCACCAGGTGCAGCCATCGGTGCTGGAATCGGCGCAGCCATGGACTTCGGTGCGACCAACGAGGCGCACCAGAAGCGAATCAAGATGCTGAACGAGCAGGCCGAGGCGACCTCCAAGAGTGGTGCCGGCCTGGTGGAGCTGAACGCGGAGATCAAGGCATCCGGAGATGCTGTCGAGGAGACGGACAAGAAGTTCGGCAGCGCCAAGGACTACATGATCCTGACCGATCCCAAGCGCTACTTCGGTGCCAAGAAGAACCTGTTCGAGGCGGCCATCGGCAGGTCCGATGTCGAGGAGCTGGAAGACGGGATCTCGAAGGCCGACAAGCTGGCCAAGGACACCGAGCAGGTGGGCAGGGACCTGGCGGAGGCCGCTGGTGTCTCCATCACCGGCACCAAGGCCAACCAGGAAGCCCAGATCGAGCAGTTCCTGAGCACTGAGGGTGCCGGCATGCTGAGCCGGGCCGGGGTCGACCTGCAGCAGCTGGTGGCTTCTCGGGGGCGTGGTGTGGAGGGGTACCAGGCCCTCGTCGGCACCGTCGCCTCCCCTCGCAGCGAGGGTACCGACCTGAGGTCACGGCTGCGGACGACCGATGTCGGCGCAGCGATGCTGGACAGCCCGATGGCACGTCGGGCGCTGGTGTACGAGGGCGACATCGGGCTGCAGTACAAGGCCACCGCGCAGGTCTACCAGCGGATGCGCGATCAGGGGAAGTCCAACCTGGACATCCTGAAGGGCGTCGAGAAGGCGCAGGCCGAGGTCGGCAACGAGAACGAGGTCGAGTACGAGTTCCTGGAGGGACAGTCCCAGCAAGCTCGCCAGAACATCAGCATGCAGATGGCGATGATGCCCCGGGCCGAGGCCTTCCAGACCCAGGTGCAGATGACGCGAGCACTCACCTCCGTCACTCCGACGACTCCCACCGACCGCGCCCAGCTGGAGGAGTCGAAGCAGGCGACCAAGAGCGCCCTCATCGAGAACGATGCGTACTTCAGACAGATGCTGCTGGCCCAGGACCAGTACGAGCTGGGCCGTGAGCGAGCCCAGGAGGACTATCACCTGCAGCGGATGTACCAGGAGTACGACTACAACCTGCAGCGCAGCCGGGCAGAGGAGAGCTTCAACCGGCAGCGGGCCCGGGCCAACGCCGACTACCAACGCGGTGTCCGCCGGGCGAACTACGACTTCAACCTCCAGCGCCAGCGCCAGGAAGAGGACTTCAACCACCAGGTCGCGGTGATGGCGAAGCAGGCTGCCACCAGCGTCTACGACATCTACGCGCGGGTGCAGACCGAGCGCACCAGCTCCGCCTCCTGGCTGCTGTCCAACGCCGCTGATCAGCTGGACCGGATGCGGGACCAGGCGACGAACCTGGATGAGCTGCGCAAGCGTGGGCTGAGCGACAGCGCCATCCAGCAGCTGAAGCTGAACGACCCGCAGAACGCCCAGCAGCTGGCCAGGCTGGCGACCGAGCTGACCCCGCAGATGATCCGGCAGTTCAACAAGGTCGCCGGTCGGGAGCGGGAGAAGGCGGCCAAGGACATCGTCACCGACCCCTCCTCGCTGGAGTGGCAGGAGATGCGCCGTGGCTACCGGCGAGCACGCTCGCAGGCGGCCGATGACTTCGAGCGGCAGATGAGGATCAGCCGACAGGACTTCAGGCGTGGCCTGCATCAGCAGGACGAGGACTTCTCGATCATGATGGAGGACCAGGCCGCTGACTACGTGACCCAGACCGACCGTCAGGAGAAGCAGTACAAGCGGACCATGGACCGGGCTGCCGAGGACATGGCGAACATGGCCAACGAGATCAACCTCAGCATGGAGGAGGTCCTGGTCGAGAGCACCAAGCGGCTCTCCGGCAGCGCCAAGAAGCAGGCGGAGGCCGTGCTGAAGTCCTTCCAGGACCTGAAGAAGGACACCACCCCCGAGGCCGTCGCGCTGATGAAGGAGCTGGCCGACATCTTCGGCTTCGAGTACAAGGCTCCGAAGGCCGCTCGCCAGACCATGGCCGATGTGCGTGCTGACGCTGCGGCCGGGAAGCGTGCTGGGCTCGCCGACATGCGTGCCGACGGAGGTGTCCTCGCCGGCTGGACTCCCGGTCGCGACACCAAGACCATCGGAGTCTCCGGTGGCGAGGCGATCATGCGCCCGGAGTGGGCCCGGGCGGTG